AACATCCACCATTACTGTTGCACCCTCATAACCCTGCAAGTCAACTCCTGTACCATTCTCAGCCGCCGTTTTCACAGCGTTTTTGATTGATACGGCAGTCGCAATGTTATTAGATAAGTCTTTCATTATTACCCCCTATTAAGCTGAGATTGTTTGGATTCTAAGTGCTTCTGGTAGCACAACCTGTCCACCCACTCTTCTTCTGGCAAGATATCGAATATTGCCTGATGAAGCTTGTGTGAATGGGTCACGCAATACAGAGAGATTTATGCGGTCTACAATCATATATCCTCTGTTGAAGTCACCAAAGATTACTGGTTTTGCTGATGAACCTACATCGGCAAGGTCAGGTGCTTCTACATATGGGTATCCTAAAACACTGTTCGGAACACCTGCTGTTAGCATCATACCTGCTTGAAACACATACTGCCCTGCTGAGTCCTTTAGCTTTCTTATTGCTCCTAGGGTTGTTCTGTTGAACATAAAAGAAGCATTCTGACCGTAGTCAGACTTGATAGCGTGGACAAGAGAGATAAGACCATCACCAGTTAAGGCTGTACCACTGCCTGAAACAGTTGTACCGACACTGGAGTTAGTAATTATTCCCTCTGGCTTACCTATAGCATCACCTACAACGAAAGAATTACCTTCTGACTTTGCAAACTGTGTAGCAAATTCTGTCTGCATTTCTGCTTCTAGATTGAATGCTGAATCTTCAAGCATAGCATTCGAGATGTCTACAATTGCATATAGTTCGTGAGTTGGTATTTCCTCAATAGCTGTGGTGTAACCAGTTGTTTCTGACCGTGAGCCTGTTTCCGCTACCCACTGAGCCGAAAATGTAGCTGTTCGAGAAGGTATCTGCACTGACTTCTGGGCAGTTGTTCGAACTTTTGCCACTGATCTCATTGGTGTGATTTCAGTGATTGTTTTGATAAGTTCTGCAACATACTCTGGTGGTGCAAGATAACCTGCTTGAGTGTCATCGGAAACGGTTAACGCTTTTGTTTCCATTTCATCAAGACCCTCAGTACCTTTTCTGACCCACTTGTCAAAGATTTCCATTTTGGTGTCAATCTCATCACTAGCGAGTTTGGTCTCTGGTCGTTTTAACATGGTTTCAAAGTTATCAAGTTTTTCAGCCATCTTCTTTTGATCTTCGTTAGCCAAAGTAAGTTTCTGATTGATATCCTCAAATCTATCCATGTCAGCTTCGATGTTTTTGATTTTCTCTTCTACAAGAACATCAACAGAGCCTTTTTTCTCAAGCTCTGCAAGCCGTGCATCGTTGGTTGCCTTGAATTCCTCAAAGGCTTTTACCATACCATCTACGGCTTCTTTTACTTCTTCTGCCATAATTAGCTCCTATTTTCTGAAGATTTCGGTTAAAGCATTTAATTTGCTTAATAAATCAGGGTCTTTCTCAACCTCTCGTTGACCAAGAGCCTTCTGGACAGCAGATGCCGCCACTTTCGCTTCTGAATGGCTGAGATTACCTACCTCTCGTAGTTTCTTTTCCCATTCCCTCACAGTAAAGTCACTTTTCACGGCTGATATCCTTGCCCTAGGGTTCATTGGAAAAGTAACTGCTGAGATTTCCATAAGATCGACTTCTTTAAGAACTCGATACTTTCTTTTATCATCGTAGTGATGCCCTTTTGCATCTACACGGTATCCTACTGACAAACCATCTATCGCACCCATTTTCATAAGCTCATAGACTTCTCTGCCCTTTTGTGTTCCCATAGCCAATCGACCTTTCACATAAAGTCCATCAGCATCTTCTTTGACCGTATCGAACACCCCTATAGGTTCTTTTGTATCGTGCTGATACAGCATTTTTATTTTTCTTGCACCCTTCCTGCGTAAAGACCGCATGAATGCACCTTTTTCTATAACATCGTTTCCTAAGTCTTTATTGCCAAAGATAGATGCGTACCCTTCGAACATCCCTTTGTCTTTTTCTTTTTCGTCATCATCGTGGTATGCCTTTAGTTCGGCTTCGACTTCAAAATATTCGGTTTCTAAATCTAATGTTTCTGATTCCATTTTTTCATCCTTATCATCAAAAGAACTAATGCACACTGCTAATCTCTGACCCATGTCAGAATACTCACGTTGCATAATATCAGATGACAAGCAACGACCCATAAAATCATCTCTGTTTTCACCTGCATTTGGTTTAGGTATGGGCATAATCCAGAATATTATCTGCATCTGCCCAACTTTTCAAGCACAGAAACCCCTCAAATCCACAAAAAAACCAATGTACATTAGGGTATACTCTTTAAAAGAGTTGTTTTCTACACCCATATAGTGTACAATTAATTATGGAAACGATTCGTAACAACATAGGAGAAACGAAAATGCTTACATTATTTACAGTAAAAACAAACAGAGTTACTCACTGGAAAGATGGCACTCAAGTAAGAAATACTGATTATCTTAGAGAGGTAAGAGGGGAAAGAGTTTACACGTTTGTACACCCCGATGTATTTTTTGATACTCAAAAAGAAGCAACTGACTTCATCAAAACACTCACAACTAGAGAAGATTTTGACAAATACTACGTTACTTACGATTGGTTTGTTGAGCCTATCACTTATACCCACGCTAATCATTATGGGTACAGCGATATACACCCCTTCGAGATTGTAAAAGTTATTTCTCAAAAGACTATTGAGGTAAGAGCGATGGATGCTGAGAAAGACCCAACTTGGAAGCCAGAATTTGTTTCAGGTGGGTTTGCAGGTCACTGTGTAAACAACAACGAACAAAGATGGATATTCAAATCCAACCCAGAAGGTCAGGTCGTAAGAGTTCGTAAAGGTAAGAACGGTTGGAAGTCATCTTGTGGCAGACATCATTTAGATCAAGAGCCTAACAGAAAGTATGATTACAACTTCTAACTCGCACTGATGATGGTGGGGTTTGCTACCCCACCGAAACCCTAGGGTCTGCGAAAGCAAAATGGAAACGAACAACAGAAGGAAAACCATATGAAAAAAATTAGGAAAAACTCCAGACTTATCAAGACACCGTTACCAAACGGTAGACCCCTTGGTAAGAAATGGGCAAAGGCAACTCTTTTCGAAATGCTTTACTGCCCTGACATATTGGGTGGAGACTACAGACAAATCTGGGCGGTTGTAGGCAGAAAGCACGTTTACTGCTCCACGATACAAATCTGTAAGTCAGGTGGCAATCGCAAGGCTACCTTACCCAGACAAGCTTGGGAGAAACTTATCTCCTCAAAAAATAACAGGGTTGCTGTAATAGCATAACTCATGGGGGGGGGAAACCCCCCTTTTAATTACAGAGGTAAAAATGAAAATAAGATTATACAAAATTAGAAAAGCACTCACTTTTACATGGGATGACTCAGAGCATGTTAAATTAGAAGATAAAAAAATAGTAAGCCTTATCTTAAGAGGATTCACAGACGAGCAAATAGTAAATCTAGGGCATGAAATATGGATGTATTGGGATAATCGTAGGTATTGGAAAGCTAAAAAAGAACTTGGCTTATCTACATTAGATTTTTACGTTCCTTGGAGAGTTTAAAAATGAAGATAGCAATCAAATATACTTTAGAAATTAGTGATGAAGATTTGCCAAAATACAAAAATCTTTATGAGGACGGTAAAGCAAACGGTGAGTCCTTCAGAGACTTTATCATCAATCGTTTCATATCTGATGGTGAGGGATGTTTGGACGAGTCAGTAAACAACTTTAATTTGTGGATAGGTAGACATGGAGAAGATCAATGATTTTTGTTAAAGGTGGTCACTTAGACTATTTAGGCAATGTTGAACTCGTTGACGATTTTGTAGAGATGCGTACAAAAGCGGTTATAAAACTTTTTGAAGAAAATGGACACGAATACGACTTTGATGAAATTGTAAAAAGTTCTGAGGAAGTAGCCAAGAGAGAACAAGCAGGTCAGGTCTATAAGAATAGCTTGTTTACAGTTAACGTCTACAGGGGTGAGAGTGCTGATGATATGGTTCATATTGATGACCTAAAAGGCAAGTGTGTTTGGCTGTCTATCAAGAGAAATGATAAGGGAACTAATATAAAATGGTCAGATAAGATGGCATTGCAGAGAAGTTTGCTTGGGGATGATTGGCTTGGTATAGAAATATATCCCCCCCAAAAATTTATGGTGGACACTGCCAATCAATATCACCTCATCTGCATACCGCCTGAATACGTTGACAATTTTCCTTTTGGATGGAAACACAGAGAGATAAATGCTACCAATGTAAAAGGTGGCTTCAACCAATTAGGTCAGACATATACTGGTGGTTAAATGATTGTTCAAACTTCTCACAGTTTAATTTTGATGGTAACATTAGATTTTGCAACTTTAAACGAGTGCAAAACACTAAGCGTAAAATTTTATGAGGAAAACAGATGTTTTGAAAATTACGAATACTATTTAAAAGAACCTCTGAAAAAACCAAAAAACTTTTTTAAACTTATCTATGGGTCAAAAACAATTGAATAATCACACTCACAACATGGCATACAAGCTACCTAATGGAAAAGTTGTTATAAGTTTTAGCGGTGGAAGGACAAGTGCTTATATGCTCTATAAAATATTGGAAGCTAACAGTGGTTTCAATGAAAATGTAAAAGTGGTCTTTGCTAACACAGGGCGAGAGATGCCAGAAACGTTAGATTTTGTTCAAAGATGTAGTGATGAGTGGAATGTTCCTGTTACATGGCTTGAATATAAAGTTGTAAAAGATAACAAAAAAAATAGAAATAAACATACATTTGATATTGTAAATCATAATTCCGCATCAAGAAACGGAGAACCTTTTGAAGCTTTAGTTAAAGCAAGGCAGACATTGCCTAATAATTTTCAACGATTTTGCACAGTTGAGATGAAAATACTTACTATAAAAAGATATTTGATTAGTGTCGGTTGGAAACAATGGTTTAATACTGTTGGTATAAGGGGTGACGAGCAACATAGATTAAAAGATAGTCGTGAAAAACAAATTAAAAATTGGTATCCGATTGCATTAGCTAATCATAGTAAACAAGATGTGATGAGTTTTTGGAAAAAACAACCATTTGATTTAGAAGTGACTTCTGGATTTGGCAACTGTGATGGTTGTTTCTTAAAAAGTGAGAAAAATATTGCAACATTATGGAGGTTATACCCAGAGCGAGCAAAATGGTGGGTCAAATTGGAAGAAACAAATTACAGTACCAGAGCCAAATCAAGAACCTTCCACAAAACAAGAACCTATAAACAGATAGGCGATTATGTATCAAGACAAGGAGATTGGATATTTGATACTGAGGGTTTATTATGTCAAGCTGATGATGGTGAATGCACAGGATGAATGTTTGAATAAAGAAGCACTGCTTAGAAACCTTGTAATATTTTTACTTGGCTGTTTTGCCATGTATATCTTTTACTATTTATAATCTACAAACGGTATAAAGATAAGATTATCCCAATCCGTAACGGTAAAAAACAAACAGCATATAAACAATAGTATAGCCAGAATAAAAATCTCAAATTTATCTGGTCTTTGATCTTTTCTCATTTTTTAGATGCTCTAGTCGTGCCATGCAAATAGCTTCCATAGCATTGTAATATGCTTGATGACTAAAGTGTTTTTTTCCCAACCAACTGTGAGCTAGAGCTTCTATTTGAGGGATACTAAGTTTTACATTTATCTTTTTATATCTATTGGTCATTTTACTTTTTCGTAAATTTCTGACTTAACCAATTTTTTATTCGCTGATATAGATTTTTCAATTTCTGATACAAATGTTTTTGCCTTTGCTGAAGTTAATGTGATGTCTTTGAAGTAAAGGTCTTTCCAGTTGTCGAACTTCTGGGCATAATCCTTTATGGCTTCATTGACGGTTTTATATTTGTAAAAGTAGATACCGCTTACTGTACCTTTGATATTTTCGTTTAGATTTCTTATTCCATATGTATTGTTTGTGAGTCTCATAGCGTGAGTCCGTCTATATTTTGTTTTGATATTGGTTTGTTTTCTAATATTGCATCTTGTATTGCATCGATAGGAAACTCACCCCAAGTAGCACTTGTAATTGGTATATCTTCTTTAAATACTTTTTTGTACAAGTTAACCCAATCCTCTGGCTCAATTGTATTATTAAATTCTTTTAAAATTTCTTCTCTTGTCATTACAACCTCTCAATCTCCAGTAATCTCTTTTCCATCTCTCGTACTAAACTTGGAAAAAGTTTTTTTGCTTCTGTATAACCCTGACCTCCTCTGCCAATGATGGCAAATAAATTTGCAAAAACTTCAATAACGTCATTCCCCCCTCGCCTGTAGTACGTTTTCCCATGCCCATAACAAAAAAAGTCGTTATAAAACTTACCTTTCACCATCGCATCTATTATATCTGACACGCTACTTGCTTGGTCAAAATTATCATTTAGTCGTACTTTTTTTCTTATATTTCCTTTATATCTTCCCCTCGTTATAGCTTCTTCATACACTTCTCTAGTAAAGAGTAACTCCTTTAGTTCTTTAAGTTTGTTGTTGACTTCATCAGCACTGACTTTTGTTAATCCAAGTTTCAGAGCATCATCGTTAAACGCTTGACGAAAATCTCTGTTACCCACAGACCAAGCTTCCCTTTCACCAAATACTCTCTTACCAGTTTCGAAATCTATGTAATGACCATATTCGTGAACAAGAGTATCGTCATTTAAATCAGATACAATTCTTCTATCACTATCTCTATAGTAACCTCTTGACCCTTCCTGTGCGATAGTTCTTGGCTTTCTTGTTTTATTTATCACGGCTTTTTGGATATCGTTTGTACCGTTATTTATTTTGTCATTATACTCTTTGGAAAGACTTTTCCCTCTTTGTGTAACTCTTACTATTGAAGCAATATCTATCAGTGAAACCGTTTCCAAAGGAAGAGGTTTTGCGGTTGGCAAGGGTTCATCTTGTGGTGTATCCTCATCAATTACAAAGTCATCTGGCTCAATATAAAGTATAACGCATCTGCAATTTATTAGATTACCTGCACCACCGTTTGGGTCTCCTGCGTGTTGCATCTTATAAACAACACCCTTATATGTCACAAGAAATGGCTCATCTATATCGACTTCAACACCATTCATATTAGCGTGGTGGCTTCTTGTCCTATCATCTGCTGTAGACACCCAACGCTTTTTCATCGGCAACCCAACATTTTTTGCGGAACTATAGTTTGCATAGTTGGCGGCATTATGTGTTTCTGTCCTTGCTATCATAGCTGACCTGTAACGAGTAAACGGCTCAGACATCTGTTTTCTGATGTTACGTCCTATACGCTCCTGCCCTAATCCCTCTATTTGCCCATCCAGAACTATCTTGCGTATCTTACGTCTAGTGTTCTCCGATATGGACGTTATACGATTGCCACCTACAGAGTTCATCCACGCTCTTACCAAACGTTCAAACTCGACCTCTTGCTTAGTAAATGCAAAGCGATTACTAAAATTTTCCATTACAGCTCTATAATGTGGCAACAGTATCTGGCTTAATCTTGTCTCTGTATCGACAATGTCCATACGACCACTGCCTAATTCTCTAACCGCCCTGCGTCCAGTCTGTTCAAAGAATGTTACCATTTGACGATATAAACGTCTTTCATAGGATTTTCTTAGCCGTGTCTGCTCAACTACTGTCTTTCTTACTGACAGTACCTTTCCTCTTTGCTTTGTCTGTATCTTCATCATCTTTTTCTCTGTCTAGAACATGGTCAATCCATTCTGGGTGCATATCATAGTAATATCTTTCACAGTAGTAGCATCGTAGCATACCATATTTTACCACTTTAGTATGACCGCAGATAGAGCAGATAGTTTTTGACAAATGAGCCTGTTAAGGGTCTTTTCGTAATGGATGGTCTTTGGGTAACAAATCTCTGTCAAACTGCCCTGATCTAAATCTTCCTGTTCGTACCGCATATAAAAAAGCGTTAACCCTTGCAATTGCCCACTGGTCTGGACCCATAACATTACGTCTAACGCTTTCTGGATTGTTTCGGTAAGCACCTACACCTCGTCTAAAGACCGCAGACAGCATTCTTAGCGTAACTCTTTTGCCTTTTTTATCGCCATGCTTCTCATTATGGTCTTTGACTTTACCCTCAAGCGTTTTTTTTGTTCTACCTGAGACTTCTTGTTTGAAGTCAATTTCAATTACCTTACTGCCACAATCATCGCAACAAGGCAGATAATTCTTTTCATAATCATATTGTTTCTCTCTTTCTTTATCGAGTTGCTTTACTTTACCCCTCGACCATGTAAAACCTGCATCACCACCCCATAATGCCCACGCTATACGTCCTGCACTGGGATACCCATCTTCACCTCTTCTAAATCCCTCTGCTTCCTTATCAACCTCATGTCTTGAAAAGAAAGAGTACATACGTCTTACCACACTTGGGGAAAGATTTTGACGATTAACTAATTGTCTTGCTCTAGCAACACCTATTTCTGTGCCACCTCTATTAAACTCTTTTCGCCATTCAAGTCCTTGCTCCGCTTCCTCTGCCATTGCTTGTGTTGGCTTGGTATCAATATCAGATTCTGCTTTTTCAATATCTTGATAGTCTTTTTTACCTGTTTTACCTAGGTAGATAGCGTGACTAGAGCAGGGCATATAATAGTTTCTATCTGGACCCTTTACTGTATGGTGTCCACTGCAACCTAATTGCTTTGATCTTGCTCTTGCTTCTGCCACTGACTCAAACACATCTTTTCCCTGCCCATACCTAGGGTCTTGCTTTGGTGTTTCTAATCTATCGCCTGTGATACGCTCATAATCCATATGGGATGAGCAGGGCATATAGATTATTCCGTCATCGGTAGGATGAGAATGGAAACCATCACAGCCAAGCTCATTTGCTCTTTCTCTGGCTTCTTCTTCCGTGGTAAAAATATCTTTGTCTATCTCTCTTTTTTCTTCTTCAGCATAATCAAACTCTTTATCGTCCTCTTCTGCTCTTTCACCCTCTGCATCTGCTACCTGTGGAGTGCCTAGTGGAAAAAGATTAGCGGAGATATAAACATCATCGCCACCGCTTATAGGCTCATATCCTAGCCGTTCTCTTGCTTCATTTCGGCTGATAATACCTTCCCTGACCGCTTGCACAACGTTCTCATAAGTCTTTTTTCTTCTCTCTGCCATCGCAGGTATAGAGTCAATATCATATCGTATACTGATATCCTCCCCAAATTTAGGTGCTAACCACTCGTTAAGGTCGCTCTCTACTCTGCGTATCAAAGGGATAATAGTGTCCTCATACAAGGCTAATCTGGCTTCTGACACGTTGTTATAAGTCTGACTATCTGGCACACCCACTAACTGGGATGGAACACCAAAACATAATGCTATATCTCTGGCACTCATATTTTTTAGCTCAAGAAAATCCATATCTTTTGGACTAAGACCCATTTCTTTCCAATCAAAGTCACCTTCCAACAGCATTGGTCTACCTGCGTTGTGTGTACCGCTAAACCTCATATTTAAGTCTGACATAAGCTGTTGTCTTTGAGAGTCACTCAATTGTATGTTAATACCACTGTCATCCGTTGGTTTGAAGATCACTGCTCCACTGGGTCTCGCTCCATTTTGTAATAATCCTAGATTGTGTCGAGCCGCCATATTATGTTGGTCAATATCAAAAGCGGCGGCTTGGATTGGAGACAACCCATAATAATCATCTGTTGGATGCCACATTTTGAAATGCTTTACCTCTGAGTCACCTGTCTCTGTATCAACATCGTATTTTGCAACTGTTCGACCATCTATTTGATATTCGTAAGCGGTAGGTATCTGGGTTTTACTAGGTATAATCTTTATTCTATCAGGTCGTAAGAGATGCAATTCTCTTGGCTGACCGCCCACTAAGGAATATACAGCATAAGAATTACCAGAAAGCAGTAAGAAGCTATACAAGGCTTGAAAATACTCGTTTCCTGCGTATTGTGGGGATGGTCTAGCCAGTAAATCTATCAAAGGATGGCTATCAAGCTTGATATCGCCCTGATAAACACAAAACTCCACCGCTGATGCTCCGTGAGCTATTTCGTTAACGCATCGAAAAACAATAGCGTTTTCTTGGTATCCTTCTTTTGCGATTTTGTTGTAATCGTAATTTTTACCCTCTACAGAATAACCATGCTGATACATAACCATAGGTGCGTTTTTTTTCTCAATACGAAACCGCTTAGTGATAAAATCAAACATTCCCATCAGTACATACCTCGCCCAGTGCCGAAAGGATTATTGCTAAATGACAGCTTTCTATATGGCTGTAACAAGCCTTGCATCATGGCAGGTGGTCTAATAACCCCTTCAAAATCCCCTCTATGCTCATAATTAAACGCTATAATCTGTAACATTGCCATCTTTATTGCTTCTGGTACGTCTGTTCTGTTTGCACCATACCCTGCAACATAAACCACTTTCATCGCATTTGCTATCCTAAGTCCTGTAGGAAACGCTTCACCATCCCTTAAATACACTCTGGCAGGTTCTCTTGCATTGTCTAGGTAATACTTGCTTGATGCAAAAGTAGTTTCAGTATCCTCATCGTTGAAATACGTTATAGATGATACCGATTGTACTGGAGGAGTAGGTAATTCTATGTATCTTTTCCTTAGAGATATATCGGGTCCTATCTTTACCCCTTCCCACAAAGGCATATCTATTTCATCTATACCGTCTATAAAAAGATTCAAAGTTCTGTTAATTAATGCTCTGCCAGTATATTTCTCTACAAAGTCTACTGACATTTTAAGCAAGGTAATTAAAAGCTGTTCATCTACTCCATCGTCCAAACGCAGGTAATCCCTTATTTCTGCATACGAAAGTGGGTCTGTTGTTGCAGACGTTTGTAAGGTTTCTCCTGCCATATTACACTCCTAATCTAAATCGTCAGTAATAAGAATACTGATATATTCCACATTTGGGAATGTTTCTATAGCACCTCCTGAGAATGTCACCTGAAACTCGCCTTGGAAAAGTCCTGCGGTGTCTGTGTCACTGCTTGTAAATGTATAAGAAACTGCTCCACCTGAAGCATTTGTAATTGATGCACTTGCATTTGTTTTTAAAGTTGTACTGTTTACTGCCCTCATTTTAAATAAGACAGAAGCACCTGTGATATTGATTGCTGTACCACTGCTGTCAGCAAGAACCACTGATAGAGTAGGACTTGTGTCATTTTGCTTTATGTTAAAAGAATAACTACTCATCCTGACCTTCTAATTGTGATTACTGACCTATCGTTCTTTATTGTTATCACACTTCTGTCATTTTTGATAGTAATTGCCATTATCCCACCAAAATAAATCCTACAAATCCTGTAAAGGTAACTGTGAAGTATGTACCTACAGAATACATTACAAATCTTTCTACCTTGGACACTCTGTTCTCTACATTCTCCATTTTGGTTTTGATAACTGCTAATTCCGTCAATATTTGTGTAACATCACCCTTTGTCATTCTGCGTCCTTGATTTTTAATTTACCTTCTTCAACAAGTTTTAAAATTTCTGTGTAGTGCCTGTTGTCTTTATCTAATGGAATTATCCATGATTCACCGTCTAATTTAACAAGAATAGAAACATTATTTCCACCATCATCTTTTAAGTATTTTGCAGATTCAAAATTCATTTTTATAACTCTGCTTCCACAATGTAACCAAATTTTCCAAAAGCATTTCCTGACCCACTATGATAATTACTTTGTGATTGATTAGGAATTGCAAACCTTATGTGCAAACCAGTTGTGCTTTGAGTTGATGTTTGGAGGTCTTCCGTTATTTCATTATTTTGAACACCCGGCACTTCAATGCGTACTTTCCCTGCACCCCCTTGTGAAAAACCAGAGAGGGAAGGAGAAGCTCGCATTTCTACTGGAAAATTATGTAGAAAATCATAATAATTATTGTGTTTGCTAAATGTTGCTAAACCATTGTTTGCGTTCCAAGAATTATTAAGAACATTTGCTCCGTTACTTTCTGTTGTCTTTTGACAGTACCTTCTGCATTTATAAAGGGTTTCTATAAATTGTTCGTTTTCGAAAGCAGTTGCTTGTTCACCTAGTTCTAATTGCACTCCAGTAAGAAACCACTCATTTGAAGTGTTGTCTAAAAGATTGACGTTATGTCCTGCTCCAGTATTTGCATCTACATTAGTTCTATATGTTGCACTTGTATCACCACTTGTAAACCCACTGCCAAAAGCTAAAGCAAAGGTAATCATCAATCCTGCACCATTATCGTCATTGATTACACCACTAGTATCGCCAGTAAATGTAAGAGATTTTCTCTCCCATGTATCTGCTGAATTTATTGTATAATTAAGATTTGCCATTTTGCTTGAGTTGTCTGGTTGTTGCACATTGACAGCGTATGTTCCTGTTTTATTTGATTTTACATAGAAAGACAAAGTTAATGGTTTTGCTGTCGACACTCCATACTCTAAATGTTGTAGGTTCATTCCTTCTATCTTGTGTTCAATTTTTAAATATTGGCTTGTTCCTAAATCTGTATCTGCTGTAGTTACATCTACCTTCATGCTGTCTCCGAAACCATCTGGACTTGCATTATCTTTAGTTACAGTGATTGCTCCATTCATTGAATGATGAAATTGAAATCTATCAAGAGCATATGAACCAGTAGATATAGATGAATAACCTGAACTGTTTCTTTGACTAATTTTCATCCCACCATTTATAACAAGATTCTTTCCAGATTGACCCCCTCCACTATTCATATTTGCGAGTGTCTTAAACGAATTTGTGCCACTGCTTAAATCAATGTTGCCAATAAGATTTGCTAAATCTGCACATTTGCTCATGGTGTTATCCTATTAACTTTAACGAAAACCCACATAATGCAGTATCAGCAAAAGCTGAATCACCTGTAGATTGTTGCATTGGAACTATATAGTCATTAGCATTTAAGCTTAACGGAATCGTAAAAGACATATTTGCTTGAACATCATCAACTGCATCTTGTGGATTATACACTTGTATGACTGAAACTCTTCTGTCCATGTTACCAGAGCTTGCGATTGTAACATTGTTAATATTGACACCCATTGCAACCCAGTCTCCAGCTTGATCTGAGTAAAGTCTTAGTCCACCGTAAAAAGAATATTCATAAATTCCAGTAACTGGTACAACATATTTTGCGTACTTACTGCTTGCATAGTCATGAAATGTTAATGTTCCACCACCTTGATTCGCAATAGTTGTTCTTACTGAATCAGCAAATAAAGGTAAAGGTGATAGATATGAAATATCATATGTGGTACTACTATGATTTGTTCCAAATCTTGCTCCATCAGTACTTTGCACCGCAACATAAGGTAATTGAGGTCTTACTGCTCTACCTGTCGAATCAATAGTCATAGCCGTATTAGAGTTCGTTGCGTCTTGTATGGTATTTACTTTAAGTATTGATGCCATTATACCGCTATCTCCATTATTACTATCTGTCCATGCGACACTATAAAATTGTTACTGTTTTGACTATTTTGAACTTGAAGTTTATATGTAATTTGATTAGAAGTTGCAGGAGTATCGAATACAGTATACGTTCCAGTAAAATTAAACTCGCAACCTCCATCATTAGATATACCTTTAGATTGAAACTGTTCCGTAGAGTGATTGTAAGTTGCTACAGAAGACCCACCAACAAATCTGTTCCATCTAAAACCACCTCTAATTCTATCACCATTACCTAATGTGTTATCGTACTTAATTCGACCAATAAAAGATAAATACATTCTACTTGTAGAAAACTTTGGTGTTATTGCAAGTTCATCATGGTCAGAATAACTATTGCTTGTGAACGTGTTAGAGGCTGTACTAATTTTTTCAACAACTTGCACTACAGAACCTGCACTATGAAAGTTTGCACTGGTGGTTAAATTACCACTACTATCTATCGTCATGGCACTTGTGCCACCAGAATGTTTTATTGAATCTACATGAAGTTCACTTGCCATTACTGTGCTACCTCCATAATTGTAAAACAAAATGGAGCAAAACTACATCCTGAGTTATCTGTTGTTGTCGCATTGAAATAATGTGTCGCACCACCTTCTTTTCCTGCATACAAGGAATACGTTCTTGCGTTTGTGTTTCCTGCATCAATAACTGTTTTCATGTGGATATTATCCCTATCATTTCCATCATGATCTTTATGCCTTGCTGAAGCATGATTAAAGGTTCTACTGCCTTCTCCTGTGATTGATTGAATATTAGAGTTGTTTGTCACATCAAAAAATTTAAATTGACTTATGTAACTAGTATTATTTCCTCCAAAAAGAAAATTTAATTCTAAAATAAGTTTACTTGTTGAAAATTTAGGAGTGATTGTAGTTCTATAGGTAGTTGAAACTTCTGACATAGTTGGTGATGTAACACCACTTTGTGTTATTAAACTAACAGAGGAAGGAACATTCGTTACAACTTGTATAATAGACCCACTAGGCATCTGGACAGTATTTGCCGTAGTCTTCCCCTCAATCTTATCTACGAGTAATCTACTGGTCATACTATTGTATATACTCCGTTAATTGTGATTGTAGCATTTGTAACCGTAATGGGTCCTGCTGATAATCCATTTGTACCGCTTGGAATTGTAATATCTGTTGTAATACTATTTCCATTTGTTCTAATTACAGAGTTATTTCCTAAGAAGGGGTATCTCTCATCTGATTGAGTTCTTGTAAAGCTGTCTGCGATAGAAAAACTGTCGGATACTATTATTTCAACAATATCATTTAGACTTGCTCCTGTTGC